CCTAGTTGATACACATATGCATCTTTAGTGTAATCTTCTGGATTGATATTACCTGCGTTATCAGATACTTTGGACATGGAGTTCATCCATCTCTCGAAAGAACCTCTGATTGCGAAGTCTGTATCGTTAATTACAGTGATTTGCCATTCATCGAATGTTCTATCACCTGCAATTTTTAACTGTCTGCCTCTAAAAGGTACAGTTATAGGAGCGATGTTGGATGCAGGGAGTGCAGCAGCTTTGACAAGAAACCTAGATTTAGGATCTATGTCTGCTACTGACGCATCTACAGCACCATCTGGGAAAGCAAGAACAACCTCAAACAGATTAGGTCTTGCAATACCACCCGTTAACCTCGACTTGAACTTATCTATAGTCCTATCCGAAGTCTTTGGCGGGTTTTGGGAATTGATTGCCATTGGTCTTTTACCTAAAGTGGATTAATTAAACTTTTCCAATAACTTCGTCAAAGGAAACACCTGTTCGTGTTGCCACGAAGGTTAGACCGATGAAGTTAATTGATCTTGCTGGCTTGATGTAAACATCAGCAACGAACTCGTTACTATCTATGATAGAAGGAGTATTATTTGTCTCATCGCAGATAACGATGAAGTCTTGGATACCACGCTTGGACTGTACATCTCTTAAGAATGGTTCAACGATATTGATAAAGTTGATCCTTGTGATCTCATCGTTGAATTCAAAGAGTATGTCCTTAGCAGCAGCAGCGATTGCCTTCTCGATGAAGATAAACAATCTACGAACATTGATACGATCGAATGCAGATGCTCTACCTAGTCCAGTCTTATCACCGAATAGAACTATTCCTGCACCAGGTGCTGTGATAATTGGGTTGATTCTGTTAGAGTATAACTTATCTCTATGAACCTTGTTAGGTGTGAATGCTAGTTTAACAGCATTTAATATAGCACCTCTAGCAGTACCGCCTGGTGAGAACCAAGGGAACTGGTTGATGTCGTTTCTTGCACATGTACCTGCGATATCTCCGTTCATAGGAACATATCTGAACTGTTGGTTAAACCTGTCATACATGTACTTGTAACCACTGTCAAGAACCGCATAAGAACTTGATGTGATTGGTGAGTAGTAAGCAACTATGTTGTCGGTTACTGTATCTGGTTTCAACTGAAGTGATTCACCTGATCCAGATGGACTTAAGAATGATCCTCTCCAAGGAGATAGGAATGCAACTGCATCCTTTCTAAACTCAGCAATCTCAATTAGTTTGTTTGATAATGCTTGAGTTTCATTCTTACCGTGGTTAGCAGAACCTAAGAGTAAGAAGTCTATATCATACTCGTCTGTGTTTCTTAAGAAGTCATATGCTTCAGATAAAGCACCGATGTCTAACTTAAGAGCATTCTGCTCAGTGATTGTGCCGATTCCATTGTAGTTTAAACCACCTGTCATTACAGCACTGTAGTTACCGATAGAACTGAAAGTAATATTCTCAGTATCTTGATCCCAACCACCATCACCGAATACATCCCAACCGTCTTCTGAGAATCCAGTTGTTGTGATTCCTGCGGGTGCACCACCTGCAAAGATGTTATTAGATCCAATCTCAATAACCTTTCTCCAGTATGATGAAGAACCTGCTGAGAATAGTGCGTCTTTTGCTTTAGATATGTTTGTAAACTTCTCTAGAACTGAACCTGCATTACCTGTTATAGTACCTTTGTCATCGTAGACAACAACATGTACTTCATCAAATCTAGAATTTCTGACTGATGCATAAGCAGATGTGCCAGGTTTGTCAGCGATTTGATTCCACTTGATGCTAACACCACTTGATAGTGTGATTGATTGCTGATCGAACCAGTCTGCTGCACTAGTGTATGTTGTTACACCACTGTATGTTCCTGAGTCAAAACCTCTCCATGAACCATATCTTCTTACCTCTCCTGTGTGAATACCAAGATTACCTGTCTCGGAGAAGTTGTAGATACCGCCTGGTTGATAGTCAACTGGAGTCTCTGTTCCACCTGCAGATACATGTGTAAGTAGTTTAACTGTGATTGCTGCCATACCGACTTCAACAATCTGTCCCTTGAAGTATCCATCAAGTACACTAGTTGAACCTGCACCTGCTATAACTGTGTTAGCAGGAACTACCTGTGTTACAGCATATCCAACCTGTAGATCTATAGGATCAATAGGAACTGTTGTAGAACCATATCCTAATACATCGGTTGTGACGATACCTGTTAGTACCTGATCACCAAATCCATCAATAGTACATACCTTAATACCATTTGACCATGAACCAGGATTCTTAGCAGCATATGTAACACCTGCAATAGTGTTTTCTGCATACCCTGCGTTTGTATAATCGTCTGGACTTTTTATTTTTACGCTATTTGCGACTCCTATAAAGCCGTTTTTTAATTCTTCGTCGTCAGCACGAACAACTCTCATCACACCACCATAGGCGAGATAGGATGAGGCAGTTAACCAGTATTCGTAATGACTATCTTTTGGATAAGGTTGTCCATAAGTGTCAAGTAGATCTGCTTCTGTCTCTATGAGTTGAGGACTCTCCACAGGTCCTTTTGCAAATGGAGCAGCTAATCCACCAGTGAGTGTTGATGTTGCATCAACTCTACCATTGGTTAAATCAACTTCCCTTACAACAATACCAGGAGATGCTAAATTTAGTGGCATCTGTTCTTCCCCTTAGATTCCAATTTTGTCTATCATTATTTATTGTTTATGGTCTTTTGATCGGGGAAACAATACATGAACACTACCAGTCAGGGTATAGTTCACTTCCTAATGCCTTCTTCTTTTGCCTAGATTTTCTAATTCTTTCTATAGTACATTTCTTACATTCGTATGAATATGACGATCTAAGATGTGTACTATTCTTATGGGTTATATAAAAATCTTCTATTAAGTTTTTTGTTGCTTTGCATATACGACATGTTCTTTCAGTTAATAATAGGTCACTATGACTAAACTGATCTTCTATGTCCATTGTGATAGAATCCAACTACTAGAGTTCTTTTTATCTTCACCTCCAACACCAAATGCAAAAGAAACCCTAGGGTCTTTATCAAATGCATCTATCTCTGGAATATTATCTTTTGTCCTATCTCCACCATTAGCAAACAAAACATCATCAAATAACTCAAGTGTTTTATTAATTAGATCAATAGAACTATTGTTATCATCATTGAATGATACACAACTATCTACCATTTTTAGTTCTTTGATGATACACATTCTCTCATTTATAGGCATAAATGGTTTACCTTTCTTTCTAGTTAACCATTCATCTGAGTTACAACCTACTATAAGAATATCTCCTAGTTTCTTTGCTTCTTTAAAATGTGCAATGTGTCCACTGTGGATTGGATCAAACCCACCACTAACAATAACAATTTTCATTTGTACTCCCACATGTAAGAACGATCACCATATTCATCTGCTTTCATCCACCTATCACCATTACCATCAACAAACTCTTCTTCGTCATCTACACCATCCAGTATAAAACCAAAGGGAGCCATGTCTTGCTCAATCTGATTCTTCTGTTCTTCATAGATGCGTTTACGAACATCTGTATCTGTCATCTCTTTGAAATAGTCTTGTGCAACTAACCATGCAAAGATAACAAGACACATTGCTAGGTCATCATGGCAACCATCTTCTGCTTCCCATGACTGTTTCTTCTGAACAAAGGTGGTAAGTTCAGCAATGACATCATAATCATTTGTTATTATTTTATCATCTTCCATCAAAGTTTTCAAGTTAGAGCAACCTAACTTCTTAACTGCTGCTGTCATCCTAACACCCATCTGTGTTCTACTACCAGAAAATCCTGATCCTACTTGTTGACCATTCCTTCCTCTCATAGCACACATAAGAAGATTTTCATATTCTAAATCATAGTTTAGAATAGATGCTACTTGTTCTCCGATATCATTTATTTCTACTAATACATATGCTTCATTATATGCTTTTGCCACATCCATTATCAGATTTGGAAACAGCATAGGTTTTATTTCTGCATTCTTATATCTTGCTACAGTCCTATATGGATATGTCGTTATATCAAATACTATAAATGCTGAGGAGTCATGGTCTATTCCTCTAGCAGTATCTACAGTTATAATATAATCATTACCTTTAACAGGATGTTCGTATACTAATAATCCTTTATGGTTGTTAATTATTGGATCTTCAAATACAAGGTTTCTAAGTTTAGTTACACTAATAAGAGTATCAACAGATCCTAGGAACTCACACTCAAACTCAACTTTAAACTGTTGTTCTGATGTGTTCTTTATAGTTTGTTCTTTCCAAGCTTCATCTCTACCTGGCACTTCTGACCAGTGTACCTCAGTAGCAGTGTATTCATTCTTACCCCTCTGTGCATCATGCCAATACCTATAGAAATGATTCATACCACATGGGGTAGAAACCATTATGACTTTTGTGGATTTACCAGAAGTGATAGTAGGATATACTGAGCTGAAGAATGCCTCAGCAATATGATTAGGAACAAAGGCAAACTCATCCAGAAAAATAATGTTGAAAGACATACCTCTAACTGCAGATGCAGAGGTAGACGCTGCCAGTATTTTAGATCCATTTTCTAACTCCATTGATCCTTTATTCCATGACAATATACCTTGCTGCATCCACTTGGGTAAATTTTCATAGGCAGTTTGTAATCTACCTAATAATTCCCTAGCAGTTGCTGCTTTGTTTGCCAGAATACCTACATTAACACTATCATTAAAAACAATATAATGCAACAGGTAAGCAACACATGTGGTTGACTTACCAGTCTGTCTAGGCATCTTACATATATTAAATCTAGATTCGTGGAAATTTCTAATTAGTTCTTCTTGAAAATCCCACATTTTAAAATGCACAAGACCTTCATCAAGAGAAACTATTTTGATATAATTCTTTGCAAAATATATCGGATCTTGTTTACACTTAATAAATTCTTGAATCTGATCTGTAGAAAATTCAACCTTTGTATTTGCTTTCTTTAGATTCGGATTACCAAGATACACATCTTGATCAGCCATTCATCTCCTCATATGCCATCTTCATTATATATGCGATGACAATAGTAACTGCTATCACTAGTATCAACACCATTATATTGACTGAGTGGACTATCAATCTCGTTGCCTCCAATCATCACTGCGGTTATCATTCTTAAACCAATCTGCTATATCATCTGCACCATTGAAACCCCTTTTATGTTTCCTTGGATCGGAGTCTCCAATGTCCAAGTACTTAAGAAAAGTTGTATCGTCATCCCTGTTTAATCTTCTTGCTGAACTTAACATACCTCTTGCGGATGTGTTTGCTTTTCCCAATTTCTCTGCCCATATCATATCTTCTAATCCTACTTCTTGTCCTGCTGCAATTGATTTACAGATGCCCTCAAGTCGAAGACGATATTGTGTTGATAGCATAAACTAATGACTGTGATTAATTAATATTATGTATGATGTTAATTTGCTCGAAAGTTCAGTGATATTGCGGTTCGCTGACCATTTGTTAATGGAACTTCATGTAAGAGTAACGACGGAAAAATTATTAATAAATTGTTAACTGGTTTTATTTCTACATCTCCTTCAAAAATTATAGGAGCACTATCCTTATCTACTTTGGCATAATATACACATGATAGATCGTTTGGAAAATGGTTATGTGGTTTTGCATAATCACCTTTATTATAAAACATCATCCATAAATTATTACATTCAAATTTTGTATCTTCTCTCATATGGAAATAGTCACGACCAACAG